ATAGTAAATGAAGTTTTACTAAGGTTTTATTTAATCTTCCTCACTCACCATAGCGACCTTTTTTTTAGTTTTTGAAACACATTGGCATTCACAAACACCCTTTTCACCCTTTTCACCCTTTTCACCACGTTCACCCTTTTCACCACGTTCACCCTTTTCACCACGTTTACCTTCCGGTCCAGCTTGGACTTCTCCAGAATCTCCCATTTCATCGACCATTCGTAACAATAGATTATAGAGTTTCGCTTTGTCTAATCGTGGTCTGGAAATTTCATCGTCGATTTCTTGTTTGAGAGCATTCATTATAATATATATATAAAGCTAAGATAATCTTTAAATTAAGATGATATTCGTTGGGCCGGCGTTACTCAGTGGAATTGGTCAACACTTAAATAAATATCGTTCATTATTCCCTGATGCACAATATTACATGATAGGTGACAAAAATATACCAGATTGTGATCATGCATTTCTTTTTGCGATTCCTACAGAGTACATATTCGAATATATACCATTCTTAAAGAGTAAAGCTAAAAAGGTGTCGTGTATGACGGTATGCGAAACAGAAACAGTTCACGAGGATTATGGACAATTGTTTGAATTATTCGATGAAATATTAGTTCCGAGTAGTTTTTGTCAAACTGTTCTATCAAGACAATTCCCAGAAACTACATTTAAAATAGTACACGCCCACATACCACCACCACCCGAAATTTATACATTTTATCACATCGGAAATATTTTAGATAATAGAAAGAATTTCAAATATATACTAGAAGCCTTTATACGCCTACAATTACCAAATTCAAGACTCGTAGTTAAGGCAACATGCAATCAAGATGTAAAAATAAATCTTCCAAATGTAAAAGTGATAAATGGTCTCATTTCTAACGAGGAAATGGAAGATATTCATAAAATCTCCGATTGTTACGTGAATTTTTCGTCGTCGGAGGGTGTCGGGATGGGTGCAGTCGAGGCTTGTATGCACGATAAACCGGTAATTATTACAGACTATGGTGGAGCTTCGGAATATATCAAAACACCTTATCTAATAGATTGTGATTTACAAGAAATACATGAGGATGATTTTTTATTCAAAAAAGGAATGATTTGGGGGAAACCAAATTTCGAACAACTCATGAAATACATGTCAGATGCATATAACAAAAAAATGAAATTCATGAATCACGAATACACAAAGAAAATGGTTGGTAATGATAACATATTAGAAGAATTCTTCATTAATGTAATTGGTGGCAAAAACAATGAGACCGATTAATATAGTTCCGGACATCATGACATCTCGTTGAGATATGATCATCATTACAATGTCATCGATAAAATCAATTCCAGACGGTTTTTTAGCTATTTTAGGAACTAGTGTACTTATTGTAAGATAAATTGACATGGCTATTATGACAGGTCTGAGGCTTTCTTGATCTAATTTCATTTATATTACATATTTATTTTAATTTCATCAAGTTGTTTCGAAATATCTTCGATACTCGGAATTATCTCCGATTTACTTGGTTTGTTATTGTGTTTTCTACAATAATCTCCACACACCGCCTTAAAAGAACAACATTTACCAGACATAGTTGTCGCCTTGCATAATTTTTGATATATATGTTTTTCACGTGTATTTACTTCTGGTGGTTTATCTAGTACAACAATCTTTCGTCTTTCACGTTCAATATTGATGAGTCGTTGTCTTTCTTTCAATTTCCACGTAGAGTCTGCAAGTTTGTAACATTTATCATTTGGTATTTTTATACGATACATCTTAACTGCGTCATCTAATAAATATTTCCACGACGCATCACGAATTACTTGCATTTTTCTTCTATATTTTTTGATAAATGACAAGTCACTTAAGTTATAGATGCAAGATACATATCAACATCACCGGCAAAATCCGGAATCTTTTCTATTGTTTTTCTTGTAACCATATCTTGAACATTCATAATGTGTTGTCTAAATTTACTAACATCTATACCAGTTAAACGATGTACTTGTGTGTCGGTAGCTATGTCCATGAGTGCATGCAAATACGCTACTGCATAATTGGCGTGTAATGTAGCTAATACAGGTGACCCATCTTGTTGTGCCGTAATAGCATATCTAGCGGTCTGTTTTATTAATTTTTGTACTGAGTTATTAAATGCTTTAGACTTATTTTGCATAATCAAAAACATCACAACTAATGCGCCTATCAAATAAAGATAAGCCATCTTCTATATATAAGTATGAAAATAAAATGGAAGTATTTGTGCCACACATGCCTAGCACCACTTGATCCACACTATAAATTTGCAAAAAGATGGGAACTCAGTTTATTTGATGAATATTTACACGAAACAAACTTACCATTTGAACTGAATACCATACATAACCTTAAAGGTGTAAAGGTGTGTAAATGTTGCTACATGAATAAATCCATGAAGTATAATCCACGTATACATGCCATGAGACAAACTGGGATGATTAAGTTTAATAGACCAAAAACAGAATCAATTACACGGAGTGAAATGAGATTATGGGTTGAAGAATTTCATGAAATCCTTGAAGAGTACGAAACAAAGACCCCCGCCTTTGTTTCTTGGTAAAAATAGCTTAAGTGATAGCCTCTTTTATTAAGAAATCAAGAACATGAGTGAAAGTATTCAAAAACTCACCCACATTGAACACGTCCTCAAAAGACCTGATTCATATGTCGGTCCGATTGATATCGGTACTGAACAGTACTGGATATTTAACAAAGCTCATAACACATTCGAAAAGAAAAATCTAAACTACTCACCAGCTCTTCTCAAAATATTTGACGAAATTCTGGTCAATGCAATCGACCGAAACTCTGTACATCCGAAAAGTGTTACGAGCATCTCGGCGGAGGTAGACAAGGACACGGGTGCTATCACTATCGAGAATAACGGTCCTCTTGGTGGTATTGGTGTGCGCATGCATGAAAAAGAGGGGGTGTGGAATCCTGAACTTACATTTGGTCATCTTCTTACGAGTACGAACTATGATGACACAAAGAAGCGTATCGTTGGTGGTCGCAATGGATATGGAGCAAAGCTTACGAATATTTACTCATCGGAGTTCTCAATCGTCATTAAAGATCATGAGACCAAGCAAACCTATACTCAAACATGGAACAACAACATGACGGTATGTCACCCACCTAAAATTACGAAGCACGGGGGTGCCTCTTCTTCTGTATCTATTACATTCATTCCAGACTGGAAGCGTTTTGGTATGACAAAAATGGATGCAGCAATTTATAAAATTTTCGAAAAGCGGGTACTTGATGCAAACATCTGCACAACGGCAAATTGTAAGGTAAAGTTCCAAGGCGAAGCCCTTCAAAAAATGAGTTTTGAAGCGTATGCCAAGATGCATGAGGGTGTTACAGAACTCTGTTCCGTAAATACAGATCGCTGGTCGGTGTGTGTCGGTCCAGCTGAAAATGGTCTCGAACAAGTATCGTTCGTGAATGGTATCTGTACGACAAAGGGTGGGTCACATGTAGACCATGTGGCATCTTTTTTAGCGTCTGGTGTGATTGACGAATTGGCGAAGAAGATTAAGTTGAGACCTCAACAGGTCAAAAATACATTCAATATCTTCGTGAAAGCAACTCTTGAAAATCCATCATTCTCTAGTCAAGTCAAGTCCGAATGTACTTCAAAGGTTCAAGATTTTGGGAGTAAGTTTGAGCCACCAAAAACGTTCATCAAGAATGCGTTAAAGACTGGTATTCAGGATGAACTCTTGGCTCTGTCAAAGTTTAAGGAGATGAAGGAGCTCTCAAAGTCTGATGGAAGCCGAAAATCCAAAATTACAGGTATTCCCAAGTTGGATGACGCCAATAAGGCTGGAACTTCACAATCAGGAAACTGTACTCTGATTGTTACAGAGGGTGACTCGGCAAAAACTCTCGCCGTTGCGGGTCTCTCGGTGGTTGGTCGGGATCACTATGGTGTCTTCCCTCTTCGAGGAAAATGTAAGAACGTTCGAGATGCATCGGTATCACAACTCACAACAAATCAAGAATTCAATGATCTCAAAAAAATTTTGGGTCTTCAACAGGGTAAGGAATACAAATCTGTATCAGAACTTCGCTATGGACGCCTAATGATTATGACCGATGCAGATAATGACGGTTCACACATTAAGGGTCTCATTCTCAATATGATTCATTATTTCTGGCCAAGTTTGTTAAAGTTGGGTTTTGTTGTTTCTATGGTAACACCAATTATCAAAGCAACAAAGGGTTCTCAAACAAAGTCATTCTACACGGACTCTGCTTTTCGCACATGGTATGGTAATGGACAAGCGGGGTGGAAAATTAAATACTACAAGGGTCTTGGTACGTCGACGTCGGCAGAAGCTCGGGAATACTTTAAAAAGATTCAGGATCTCACTGTTAAATTTGATGTGGATATCATGACAGATAAATCTATCATTCTCGCATTTGACAAAAAGAAGGCTGACGATCGTAAGACGTGGCTTCTTGAGAGTACTGCCAAAGATGCATCAGAGTTGGAAGTTCCATATGGTCATGTAAAGAACCTGAGCATCTCTAACTTTGTACACAAAGATCTTGTAAACTTTAGTTTGGCAGATCTCAAACGTTCGATTGCACACATGGCAGATGGTCTTAAGCCTTCGCAGCGTAAGGTAATGTATGCGTGTTTTCATAAGAATCTAAAAGATGAAATGAAAGTTGCACAATTGGCTGCATATGTTGCTGATAAGAGTGCCTACCATCACGGTGAAGTATCACTTGCAGATACAATCGTAAAGTTGGCAAATGATTACATGGGTTCGAACAATATTAATCTTCTTGAACCCTGTGGTCAATTTGGTACACGTCTCATGGGTGGTAAGGATGCATCACAAACAAGGTATATTTTTACAAAGCTCACGAAAGAGGCTCGTAAAATCTTCGATCCACGTGATGATCCAATTCTCAATTATTTAGATGATGACGGTCGCACGATTGAACCGGACTTTTATATGCCAACTTTACCTATGGTACTTATTAATGGGACGGAGGGTATTGGTACGGGATTCAGTTGTTATGTTCCACCATTCAATCCAAGTGATATTAAGGAAAATATCGAAAGACTTCTCGATGGGAAGTCTATGGTATCTATGAGACCTTGGTTTAAGGGGTTCAAGGGGAAGGTACACAAGGAGGGTGATACGTGGATGATGGAGGGTCTATGGAAATGGTCTGGAATGAATATTACAGTCACAGAGTTACCACCCGGTCGTTGGACTCAGGATTACAAAGAATATCTCGATAGTCTTGTTGAGAAAAAATTGATTGGTGGTTTTGTAAATAATTCGACAACTGAAGATGTTCATTTTGAAATTTCAGACTACACGGGAAAAGATCTCGTTAAAGATTTGAAGTTACGAAAAACTTTTCATGTTTCGAATATGCATCTCTTTCACCCAGTAAAGGGTATTTACAAATACTCAAGTCCGGAAGAAATTCTTAAAGATTTTGTGGAACTTCGCATTGACCATTACAAAAAGAGAAAGGCACATCTTATCAAGGTTCTCGAAACAAAAGCTACTATGTGTGGATACAAATCAAAATTTGTTACAATGGTTATTGAGGGTGATATTGTGGTCTTCAAACGCAAAAAACAAGACCTTGAACGACAACTTTCTAATATTTTCCCACAGATTTCCGGAAGTTATGACTATCTTCTTAATATTAAGACTGTTCAATATACGGAGGAAAGTGTAAAGGCCCTTATCCAAGAGGCAAAGCAAACTCGAGAGGAACTTGTGATAATGAAAAATACATCTCACATTGATATGTGGAAAATGGATATTAAAAATATGTAGACAGTAAGTAGGAATGTGTGAACCTTCTGGGGCAAGCACCGCGGCCATTGTGTCGCTTAATGCACTCGGGAAACAAGATAGATATTTAATAAGTGAAAATACAAATGACTCTTTATTTAACTACGAGACCAAGCGACATGCAAATTTTAGAAAATACCACAGGGTAACGAATGTTTCCAAGATGAGTAACAAAGACTCGTGGCCTTTTGGCGAAAAGGTGAAAGTGACATTTAATCCCCAAAATATGGGCGATCTTCTAAGCAATATGTATGTGAGGATAAAATTACCAAGTCTTCAACTCGGATATAATTACGCCGATCAAATAGGACGTCATATTTTCAAAAGTATAAGAATGCATGTGGACGAACTGAAAGTTGAAACACTTTATGACGATTGGTGTATTATATATGATGAGTTATATTCAGAAATAACAGAAAAAGTCGCCAATAGATACCTTTTAAATAGGAATTTACCATTTGATAGTTCAGATTCGTATAATGTTTTTGCCGCATTTGAATCTGAAATTGTTATACCTCTTCATTTCTTTTTTTCGAGAAAATATGCAAGTGATGAATATTCGACAAATAAACCAAACAGACCATTTTTCCCACTTTGTTCAATATATAAACAAAAATTAGAATTTGAATTTGATTTTCACAAACAGTCGTTCTTTACAAACACACCGGATATATTAGGTCTATTGGATTTTGATATTGTCACAGAAGAAATTACATTACCACCAGATGAAAGAATGTATTTTATGAAGGAAAAACAATTACTTATAACCGATACGGTTTTTAGACATCCATCTACCACTACCGAGATTGGTAAAAACATTATAAAAAACAACATAGTTGCAAACGTTCCAGTTAAATGTATACATTGGTTTTTTAGAAATGAAAAGTTTGAAGATGAAGATGTTTCCGAAGGTGACCCCGTACCTAGTGAAGAAGGTGAATATCGGATTCACAATAGATTCAACTTTTCTTCAAATGTTAACTTTGATCAAACATTTACATTTTTTGCACCGGTGATGTATGACGCAAAATTTCATATAAATGGTAACAGACTTCCAAACGTGACGTCTACAAACCACTCATTCTATAAGTATCTCATTCCATTTCAAAAAAGATTATCGAGACCGATTCGAAATATATATACGTATTCATTTTCGATGAATCCCATGAATGTAGAACCATCGGGAAGTTTAGACTTTAGTAATATACAGTCAGATAAGACGAACATTGACATACAATTAGAGTCAAATTTGACTGATACATACACTCTACATATGTACTATACAGGTTATCAAACGTTTGTGTTTGAAAATGGATTTATGAATGTTGCTTATTAAAAAGTGTCGATTTATGATCCTTAATATAATCTAAAATATTGTTTTTTATACACCATTTTATGAAATTGAGTTGGGCTAATGTAGTCATAATTTTATCTTCAGTTCCCGGAATGGTGTATGAAATTTTATCAGATCTACAAAATGGATCAAACAACTTTTTGCTATATCCA